AAATCATGGACAAAACAAAAATGGAGAACAAAAAGTGGTAAGCCCAGTAAACAAACTGGAGAACGCTATCTTCCAACAGCTGCAATCAAGGCTCTATCACCCCAAGAGTACGCAGCAACAACTAAAGCTAAAAGAAAAGGCACAGCATCAGGCAAACAATTCGTTAAACAACCTAAAAAAATCGCTAAGAAGACGAGAAGTTATCGAAAAGTTACATAATATAGGATATTTTGAAAATGATAGTTAAGGCATGGTTTATAGTAGCCGTAATGTCGGGTGTATATACAGATGGAACAAAAGATATATTTATATTTCAGAATCCACCAGATCACGGACACTTTCACAATGTGGCTACGTGTCAAAAGTTTATAGGAGATCATCCTTTTAAGCTTGCACGAGCTTTAATTAAGCAGTATGGCAATAGACCACCAGAGCAGATTATGTGTGTACCTGAAGAAACAGTAAAATTATTTATGCAAGAGGGTGGTAAACGAGGTGAAAAAACCTAAAACTTGTGATACATGTGGACAAGAAGTAAAAGGACAATACTGTGAGTTTTGTCTTAATAGTGGTGATAACGGTACATGGATAGACAAGGTAATAGAGCAAGCTAAAGATCCACGACACGATCAATCAGCCTTCAAAGACAAGAAGAAAAAGCATGACTCCAGAGACACTTGATAGATGGCGAATACTTCCAAGACTTATGATGCTAGTGATGACGGGAGTTTACATTCGTTGTATCGAATGGGCTTTGAGTCAGCCAGAGTTGACCACACAACAAGCAGGATTAATATCCGTGATTACTGGAGCAATGACAGGCAGTTTCGCCATATGGATGGGGGCAGAGAAGTCAGAACCCAAAAGAATGGAAAGAGAAGAACGATGAGAAAATATTTTAAAAGATTGTGGTGTGCGTTGTGGAACAAAAAGTGCCACGATGATTGTGACTGCGTATAATGCTAGGCACAATACTAAGTTCTGTATCTAGTCTAGCATCTTCTTACATAGAAGGTAAAACAGCCATACAAAAGGCTGAAGCTACTATTCGTATGAAAGAAGCAACAGGTGAGATAGATTGGGACTTAGCTGCTATGAGGGCATCACAGTCCTCGTGGAAAGATGAATGGCTTACACTTTTGTTTAGCATTCCTCTAGTACTGAGCTTTTGTGGTGAATGGGGTAGGGCAATAGTAGCAGATGGGTTTACTGCACTTGCAGGTATGCCCCAGTGGTATCAGATAGCTTTAGGAGCTATTGTAAGTGCAAGCTTTGCCACACGATCTGCAGGTAAGTTTTTTAACATGAGGAAAAAATGAGACTAGGTTGGCTAATAAATAGTATGATGGCTATCCTAGTCTTAATTACATTTATAGTAGTTATATTATAGGAAATAATAAATGGCATTTAAATTATCAAATAGAAGTTTAGGAAAATTAAAAGGTGTAAATCCTTTAATGATAGACACAGTAAAACGTGCTATTGAAGTGAGTTCCGTGGACTTTGGAGTGATTTATGGTGTACGTTCTGTTGAAGAGCAAAGGAAGCTCTATGATGCAGGACGATCACAGACGATGAAATCTAAACACCTTTTACAGCAAGACGGCACAGCACACGCTGTCGATTTAATGGCTTACGATGGTAGTGACCCAAGTTGGGACATCGTGATGTACGATGATATAGCAGACGCAATGAAAGAAGCAGCACTTGAAACTGGTGCTAAAATTTGTTGGGGAGCTGCATGGCATATAGATGATATAGCCAAATGGGATGGCACTATGGAACAAGCCATGAACGCTTATGTAGATTTACGTAGGAGTTCTGGACGTAGACCATTTATTGATGGTCCTCACTTTCAACTAAGCTGATGTCACTACCTGAACGAGTCAAAACTAAAATGAAAGAAGCAGGACTGAGAGCAGTCAACAAAGCTCAAAGATTACCTGCTAGTGATACATCGGGCAAATCACATCATGTTATGGCTAGTGAGGGTGGTAAATATAAGTATATAAAGTTTGGACAAAAAGGTGTAAAGACTAATCAAACAGTAGGACAACGAAAAGCATTTAAAAGTAGACACGCTAAGAATATAGCAAAAGGTAAACTGTCTGCAGCATACTGGGCAGATAAAGTTAAATGGAGTCCAAGCAAAACTAAATCGCCTTCTAAGAAATGGAAAAAGGGTTCATAAAATGGCACGACAATTAACAGAAAAACAACAGAAACTGTTAGATGTATTGTTTGATCAAGCAGGTGGTGATATAGGATCAGCCATCAAACTTGCAGGGTACGCTGAAGGAGTTAGTCCTACCCAAGTAATCTCTGGTTTGAAAGAAGAGATATTAGAAGCAACACAAACATATATGGCACGTAATGCTCCAAAGGCTGCAGTTGCCATAGTAAGTGGTGTTGATGATCCTGTACAGCTAGGCATAAGAGATAGAATGTCAGCAGCTAAAGAGCTACTAGATAGAACAGGTTTAATTAAAACTGAAAAGGTTCAAGTAGAAGCATCGAATGGGGTTATGCTTATGCCCCCAAAAAACAAGGAAAGGGACTAAACAATGGTAGTGAAATCTTTATTAAAAGCATCATTAAAAAGCAAACTAAGTAAAAAGAAGAAAGGATCTCAAAAAGGTAAGACTGTTTTACAAGATGAGACACAAGCTAGATCTGATGCGTCTAGAGGTATATCAGATAGATCGGCAAGAGATCAGACTGCTTTATATAACGCTCAAGCAAAAGTTAGGGAACTAGCTGCAGACGAGGGTGTTAGAGTTGCAACATTTAGAAAAAATAATCCTAATAACTCTGCTGTTAAAACTATATACAGAATCAAACCAGATATTAAAGCTAAAGATGGAGGAAGAGGAAGCTCTGCTGTAAGAAAGGACGCTAGACCTGAACCTAAAAAAGTTACAGCTAAACCAACAACAACACCAAGCAAAGGTTCTACTGTAAGAAAAAGTCAAAAACAACAATTAAAAGATAGGTTAGCTGCTGTTAAAAAGACTGAATCTTTTAAAAAGGCTGAAAAGAAAAAAGAGATTATACCTAGTGATAAACTAGATAATCTTACTGAAAAACAATTTATGAGAATGCTAGGTGATCCTGCTAAAGAAGCAAAACTAGGTAAAGCTAGAATAGAAAAATACTTTGAAAAGTTTGGATTCTATGATGATCTTGCTAGGGATTTAAGAAGTGAAGGTGTTCCAATAACTGTATCTGAAGTTAAAGCAAAACCTTTTACTGCTACGAAAAAAATGTACAAGAGAAGATTTTCTAGAAGAAGATCTAGATGAGGAACAGATCGTTAGGTAAGTGGAAGCTACCACAACCTATAGACGTAAAAGACGATACCGAATGGCTTTCAATTCCTAGGATTGCTAGACACATTCCATTCGGTTACAAGATAGATCCTGACGATAATAAGTTACTGTTGCCAATAAAAGAAGAATTAGATCTACTGGAAAAAGCAAAGCAACTTACAAAACAATATTCTTATAGAGAAGTTGCAAACTGGCTAACTAAAAATACAGGAAGACATATATCTCATATAGGTCTAATGAAAAGAATAAAGAATGAGCAAAACCGTAAGCACCAAGGTTCAGTCATACGCTACTGGGCAGACTATGCAGAAAAGGCGATCAAAAAAGCCGAAGAGATCGAAAGCAGTAGAACAGGAGCAAAAGAGCAAAGCGAAAGTCCGTCAGCCTAGTATAGTAGATACACCTATAGAAGAAACTCGTAATGTCGTATTTAAACCTAACGAAGGACCACAAACAGAGTTTCTCGCAGCAAGTGAAAGAGAAGTTCTGTACGGTGGATCAGCAGGGGGTGGTAAGTCCTACGCAATGTTGGCTGATCCCCTGCGTTACATGGGACATCCTGAGTTTAGTGGATTACTACTGCGTCACACCACAGAAGAGTTAAGAGAACTTATATTTAAAAGTCAAGAACTCTATCCTAAAATATGGAAAGGTATTAAGTGGTCAGAGCGAAAGATGCAGTGGGTTGCTCCATCAGGAGCAAGACTATGGATGTCTTATCTTGACAGAGATGACGATGTCTTAAGATACCAAGGACTAGCATTTAGTTGGATTGGTTTTGATGAACTTACACAATGGTCTACTCCATTTGCTTGGAACTACATGAGATCACGTTTACGATCTACATCCTT